GTGCTATGCGGCTGACGGGCTTACTGCGAAAATGAAGCCATATACCCGAGAAGAATTAGGCGATTACTTGTGCGAAAACTATTGCGCCAACACAGAATATGGAAAACGTGCATTTACCGCAACTCCTGACGGCCCTTGCATGTGTGAGGGGCGCTGGTGTGATGAAAACTATGAAACATACCTGGACGCTGTGGAGCACGGCGGAGAGGATTACGTAAGTGAGGATTGATTGAATTAATTCTTAATGGAGGTGTGGAAGATGAAGATTAAGCCAATCTTTGCTTGGTATGATTTTTGGATTGGAGTTTTTTATGATAGACAAAAGAAGAATATTTATATATTTCTGCTTCCCATGTTCGGATTTAAGATTACTCTATAAATTTAGTTTAAAGGAGGTATTTGCATGGAGTGGGAAGAGGTAAATACGCAGCAAGACAACTGGAAGAAACAATGGGATTTGACAGCATATTATGGCGAACACGTAGTAGGCAGCATTGTTTTGGACGACGATGGTGAGGGCGAGTTTTACTCTGTAATAGACGGAGATGTTGAATTTATACCCGCGTCAGACTTAGAGAAAGCGAAAAGGATATTCTATGAAAGCCTTGATTGTTTCTTTGAGGGTGAAATCAATTATTATAACGAGCTGAGAGAAATGCTTGGTAGAATAAATTAAGCTTAACGGAGGTGAAGACAATGGACAGGTACACAGCGATAGATAAGGAATATATAACCTATCGTGAAGCCAAGGACAAAGGCTGGAACGAATACGCCTGCCGCGAAGAAGAATTGAAGCGGCGGTTAAAGCTTTACGAGGATACCGGACTGGAGCCGGAAGAGGTGACGCGGCAGGTGGAAGCGCTTAGATTGATTGATGCAGATAAGCTAATTGCAAAGCTAGAGGAGCATGCAAAAGGGTGTCAATACGATTCCAACCGAGCGAATAATAAAGCGGAAAAAGACATGTACTTAAATAGACACACTGGTTTTATGCAAGCTATTTGCATAGTAATGAATATGCCGCTGGCAGAAAAGGAGTAAACGAATGCATATAAGTGAATTAGATTTATCAACAAGAACATACAACGTGCTGTTAAGGGCGGGAATTGAATCAATTGAGGAACTTGACGGTATACCCGGCTCTGATGTGTTGAAGATAAGAAATTTCAACGAAAAGTGTTTACAGGATGTGAAAAAGAAGCTAAGGAAATTTAAAACAGGTAAGCACTGGGAATGTAAATACTGTGATTACACAAGAGGCGTACCTTATGCCGATGAACCGGACTTTATAGTATGCGGTAGATGCGGTGCTGAATGGGAGGGTTGCAAGATACTGGTTCCCATCCCGATGGAGAATGACTAACTCAAAGAATGGAGGTGTAAAAATGAGAAAGATAAAGTTTCACATCAGCATTGGTCTGGCTGGTGCTGAGCAGGAAGAAATAGTGGAATTTGAGGATGATGTGACTGGCGAAGAAATAGAAGATTCTTTTCAAGATTGGAAATCGGATTATATTGATGCAGGCTGGTGGGATGTAGATCAATTTCGGGAGGTGTGAGAAATGGTTTTGCTAACAGAAAAAGAAGCAGAGGAATTAGAACGCTTTCGCAAAAGGAGGCAGCATTTCGGCGGCGATCTGGAAGTTGCCAATATCCACAATCTGCCAAGCTCTTTTCCAGAGATGTACAAAAGGGTTTTCGGGACAGAATCAACGGAAAACAGTCTTTTCGGGCGGCCTTGGTATTCCGACAAAAAAGATGATGTGATCAAGCTTTATGAAACGGCGTTGTCCGAGGGCTACGCGGTAACGCAAAATTAATTCAAGGAGGTGAAAGTTATGTACGGGAATACAGGAGAAAAATGGGTGATGATACGCGAATTATCCATCAATGGGCTTATGCTCAACGAAGTAGGAACCGACTTTTCAATAGGCGAGTACTACTCGGTTCCGCATGGTTTCGTATCCGTGAAATATGAGGGAATGTTGCTTTTTATCCCCGATAAGGTTTTTGAGGATCATTTTGTTAAATGGAGCGATTATAAGCAGTATTACCACCGGGGCGACATTATTAAAATAAATGCCAATGGAAATTTGAGCGAGTATGTTATCGAAGACATAAACGGCGACGGGCATTATGTGACGTTGGCCTTGGAGCAAAATTAATGTGCATTATTGCAGAAAGGAGCAATATGAAAATAAAAAGAAAAAACTGGTTCCAACAGTTGTTATGCAAACATGATTATCAATGGTTTCAAAAGCCTTCAAATTCTCGATTTAGGATAATTTCTGGTGAGGCGGATATAAGGGTATGCACTAAATGCGGTAAGCAAAACGGAGAAAGATTTTTGCGATATGAGGGAATGGGATTCAAGTAAATCGAAATCAGGAGGTATAAAGTGAAATATACAAATAGTGTAATGATCGTCAGGACGAGAAAGGAAAACATAGTTGGTTGCCACATGATTGCAACGCGGAGTTATCAGAAGTTAATGCCAGACCGATTTTTATACAGTGGTTATATATGCAGAGAGTTTGAAGTACATGAAAATGTGGGCGGGCAGGTCAAGATTAAGACCTACGACAGGTTAGAACATGCCGGTATTGAATTTGCAAATATTATCACTTTTGTAAACGTAACAGACATTGAGATTATGTCAGAGCATGATATTTAAATTAATTTTGGAGGTGAAAACTGATGAAATGCGGTGATATTGTCAGAAATTATTGGGCAGGGGATGAAAATCCGACACGATATTTTGTCTATCTCAAAAATGAGGGTAAATATACGAGTGCGATCAGCTTTGACGGAAAGAGACTTCGTAAAGCCCAATATTATAGCGATCAAATAAAAAAGGAGCCTGACAAATTTGTTGTTGTTGGACATGTTGACCTGGTCGATTATATAAAAGCCCCATTATTGGAACTTATTCAATCGGATTGCAAAAAAAAATAACAGGAGGTAGCGGGAGGGAGTGATGATTATAAACACGAAAAAAGCCATAGCTATTATGAGGGACGGGACTAATGCAAGAAACTACAGCGAAGCCAAAGAGGCGAAACAAATAGCTGTCAGGGCGATGGAAAAGCAGATACCGGAAAAGCCTGTATACACTTGCAATAGAGAGGTCATACACTGCCCTAGCTGCGATTATGACTTAATGGGCGGCGTGGGTAACGATGAAGAGATTATACATTGCTGGAACTGTGGGCAGAAGCTTGACTGGACCAGATGAAAATTGACACAGGAGGAACCCAAAATGGACAAGAAAGACGGAAGCGCCCGCCGGGCTGGATATATGGACATGCTTGAGAGGTCGCCGGTGAAGACATGGCCGCCGTATTGCTTCACGGAGTTATGTCCGGATCGGCGGTACCGGCTGGGCGGGAATTTGTATGGGGGAGTGATTACGAGGAGGGATAATGATGAATAATTGCATGACAGAATCTACGCCCAGAAGCATACTTTTCACCCTGACAACCATGATAGCAGGGACAAGGGCTATATTGACAGAAGATTTCGGGATGTCGGAAGAGCGCGCAAATACAGCGATACTGCTTGCGGTGGATGCAGAAAAGAGGGCGTGGAGCGGCGAGCGTGATGGGAGGTGATGCCAATGAACAAAAGAGTACGCGACCTCAATTGGGATGATTATGGCATCTCAAAAGACAGATACGATGAACTTAGAGCATTCTGCCGCCAGTATGAGGAGAAGAAGAAAAAAATAAAATACGGTCTCCCGGCCGTGAAGTTCGACGGGATGCCGCGGGGGACCGGTGTGAGTAACCAGACAGAGGGGACAGCCATCCAGAACGAAGAGCTGCGAAGAGACTGCCAGCTGATAGAAGAGGCGGCGATCCGCGCGAATCCAAGCATATACAGACATATTTTAAGGAGTGTGACTAAGAACATACCGTATGAGATGGTTGAATACGATCACGAATACGGACGGATACCGGTGGGAAAGACGGATTTCAACGGATATCGCCGATTATTTTACTTTAATTTACATCTTTTGAAAAATGGGTTCAAATTGAGCGACATAATGTGATATAACTGTATTATCGATATTTGGGAACAATATTAACTCCCTGATAATGTTCCCAAATTTCTGGTCCTCCTCTCCAATTTTATATACGGCTTCCGGGTGTCACAGCCCGGTTTCCGATTAGAAGACGACGTTCTTAGCCTTATTATTCATGTCTTCGCAAAAAGGAATAAATAGGACGCTTACGACCGGCGGCAGTGAAACCCGACCTTGTGCGGAACAAGGGAAAAATACACTGACGGAACATAGCTCAAACAGTACAGTGACAGAGCGGCACCGGGTGTGGTTGCGAGATTCCGGTTCGAGTCCGGATGTTCCGATTGTTTCATGACACTCTCCTTTGAAAGAGGCATTTGTTGCTTAGCGCGGCAGGTGTCTCTTTTTGCGAGGGGAAAATAGGTGAGTATCCTCTAACGAGGTAGGCAAGCGGCGCGAGGGGATAAGCGCAAATAATTATATACGGAATAGGTGATGATGAATATGGCCTTGACTGAAAAACAAAAGCGATTCATTGATTTCTATGTTGAGACTGGTAATCAGACCGAAGCGGCGCGTCTCGCCGGATACAAACAACCTCATGTTCAAGGTGCTCAAAACTATGAAAAACTTAGAGTTCACATAGAGGAGCGTAACAGTGTCCTGGAGAGCCAAAGAATTGCCAGCATGACGGAAGTGAAAAAGTTTTGGAGTGCTGTGCTTCGGGATGAAGATGAAAATGTTCGCGACAGGCTGAAAGCTTCTGAATATATAGCTAAGACCAATGCGGCATTCACTGACAAGGTGGAGCATAGCGGCGATCTTGAGTTCAACATAAAAATAGATTATGGTGATGTGGATGGAGAAGACAATACAATTTAATCCCGTGTTTAAGCCCCTGCATAGCTCGAAACACAGATATGTTGTTATGAAGGGATCGGCTGGGTCGGGCAAGTCTGTAGATGCTGCACAATCATATATTCTGCGCTTAATGAAAGACAGGGGGCGCAATTTATTATGCGTGCGAAAGTCGGAAGTGACCAACCGCGACAGCACATTCGCCGAACTCATAGGGGCGATCAATCGCATGGGGCTTGGAAGTCATTTTGCTGCTACGGTTAATCCTCTAAGTATAACATGCGCGAACGGAAACAAAGTTATATTCCGGGGCGTTAATGATGAAAAGCAAAGGGAAAAGCTGAAATCTATTACTTTTGATAAGGGCAAACTGACTGATGTTTGGATTGAAGAGGCGACAGAGCTTACCCAAAGCGATTTTGAGATTATAGACGACCGTTTGCGTGGCGAATTACCGCCAGGACAATTCTACCAGATAAAAATGACATTCAACCCGGTCAATGTGTCTCACTGGATTAAGAAATCATTTTTTGATATATCTGACCCAAACGTATTAACCCATCATAGCACATATTTAAATAACCGCTTTGTGGACGAAGCCTATAAACAGCGTATGTTACGCCGCAAAGAAGTCGATCCGGATGGTTATCGCATATATGGTTTGGGTGAGTGGGGAGAGCTTGGTGGCCTTATTCTAACTAATTGGGAAGTGAAAAACGTTTCGCAGGATTTGCAATATTATGACAGCGTTTCTATTGGGCACGATTTCGGGTTCAACCATGCTGATGCTATTTTGCCATTGGGTTTCAAAGACGGAAATATCTACATCCTGAAAGAAATATATGTTCACGAAAAAGATACAAACGAGATAATCCAATTGGCTAACGGCATTATTCCCAATAATAAAATGATGTATTGCGACAGCGCGGAGCCTGACCGCATAAAAATGTGGAAAACGGCAGGATATTGGGCTTACCCGGTTGAAAAGGAGCAAGGCAGTGTAAAGGCTCAAATTGACTGGTTAAAACAACGAAAGATATTTGTTGATCCGTCATGCACAAATACCATACGGGAACTCAATCAGTGGAAGTGGAAGAAAGATGAAAAGCAAAACATCTATCTCGACCAGCCGGTTGAGATATTTGATGATGCAATGGCTGCGCTTAGATATGGAATCGAAGGACAAAGAAAATCTCGCAAATGGTTAAGTGCATAAAACACGAACAAATACAGAGGTGGTGACAAGTTGACCGAAACAGATTTGATAAACGCAAGGATTCGCTTCTACGGACGCGGCCGGACAAATAAAGATATCACGCGCATTATCCTCAACGAATGGCGCAACGGCGAAGACGCGCAGACCATTAAGGATATGCTTGACGCGGAAAAGTACTTCCTTGTCGAAAATACGACTATAGCCATGAAGCGGCGCGACCTACCCGGATATGGCGAGAACAAAACCCTGTCGAACGCTAAAATACCATCAGCGTTTTTAAATGAGAGTGTTACCGAAAAAAGCAATTACGCATTAGGCAAACCGTTCGCCATCAGCGTAGAAAGCCCGCTGCCGGAAACAATCGACGAAACAGGTAATCCGATTGAGGATCCCCAAAAGATAATCTATCAAGAAGAATGGACAAAATATCTCACTTCCGAGCGCAGAAAAACAATCAGAAGGATAGGCAAGCAAGGGGCCATCAACAAAGGTATTGGGTTTGCTTATGTTTCCATCGACCAGACCGGCGATCTCGCTATACAACACATGGAATCTGAACAGATGTATCCGGAGTGGTCGGATAATGAGCACACCATACTTGATGTCATGGTTAGGGATTACATAGAAGTCCATTACATTAACGGGAATCGCGAGGATGTCAACAAAGTTGAGTTTTGGGACAAGGAAATAGTCGAGAGGTATATCGACAAGGGACAAGGCGCATTAATACCAGACTCGGATAACCCCGGGCCGACGGCACACATGGACCAGGAAGGCATAGGGATATCGTGGGGGAAAGCCCCGTTCATTGCATTCAAGGGTAATGAGGATGAATTGCCGGCACTCAATCCAATCAGAGAGCTTATAGACAGCTATGACAAGCTACAGAGCAAGATGGTGGATTCCATCATGGATGCCCTGGAGCCGGT